GGCAACTTCGAGCGGACGCCGGATTGTCTTTTGGCTTTTGGCCTCTTCGGGCGTAATGCAGACGACCTTCGTGGAAGTTAAGGCACGTGAGCACTACATGGCTTTAGCAATGGCGCACGCTGAAGGAAAAAAGGATATGGGATACCGGCTGATGTCAAAGATCCAATCGATCTGCCCTGAAAAGTACACGTTAATGATGAAGGAGAACAGCAATGGCTGAAGAACTACAGGATGGCAGCCAGGAGCAAGCTCAGGAGACACAAGCGGAGACCTCGACAGAAACTCCGCCAGCGCGGGAGGAAAAACCTCAGAGCGAGAACCTGATGACCGACACGCTCCTCGGAGGCGCCGAGGACAAAGAGGAAAAGCCGACCAGTGAAGGCGATGCCAAAGAGGGCGAAGAAAAGTCCCCTGAGGAAGCGCCGGAAACCTATGAAGCTTTCAAAGATGCGGATGGCAATGAATACGAACCGGAATCCGTCCGACTGTTCTCGGAGGCAGCTAAAAAAGTAGGTCTTTCTCAGGAGAAGGCTCAAGCGCTCTTTGAGACGATGGTGCCGACAGCCAAGGCACACATGATGAACGATTTACGAGCCAAGGCTGAACAGTGGGCTTTGGATTGTGAAAAGGACCCTGAAATTGGAGGTGCGAATTTCGGGGCTAATAAGTCTGTGGCTATTGCCGGCTATCGGGAGTTTGCCACACCAGAACTTCGCACTATTTTGAATGCTTCCGGCTTGGGCAACCATCCTGAAGTTGTTCGACATTTTTATCGACTTGGCAAGACCTTACAGCAAGACAAAGGTGTTTACGGCAACGCCTCTACGGCACCTCAGAGGCGCCGTCGCTACCCTAAGTCCGACCTGATCCCTGATGAATAAAGGAGAATATGATGGCTACCACTAAGCCGCTGCCTCGCAACCCGAACCTTACTGATGTTCTTGACCGTTTTGATCCAAAGGGCAATCTCATTGACATCCGTGAGGTTTTGGATGCACAAAATGAGATGATTGCTGATGTCTGCTGGGTGCAGTGCAACAACAAGTTTTCTCATAAAACAACTGTCCGCACCGGTCTTCCGACCGTGGCGTGGAGAATGCTGAATTACGGGGTTCAGCCCTCTAAATCTACCGTTGCTTCCGTATTTGACACCTGCGGCATGCTCGAAGCATTTGCCGTTGTCGACAAGAAGCTCGTTGAAATGAACGGCAAGTTTGAGTCTTGGAGAGCAAGCGAAGAGCATCCGTTTGTTGAAGCGCTGAGCAACGAGTTCCAGCGCACACTGCTTTATGGTGACACCGGCAAGAACCCAGAGCGTTTTCTCGGTTTAGCACCGCGCTACTCCACGCTGAACCCGAAGAAAGCGGCAAACGCCGTAAATGTTATTGATGCAGGCGGAACAGGTGACGACCTCACCTCTATCTGGCTTGTCGGCTGGGGGCCTGCCGCGGCGCACTGCATCTACCCGGAAGGCTCTCCGTGTGGACTTAAGCAGGAAGACCTTGGAGAGGAACCCGCCTATGATGAAAAAGGCGGTGAGTATCGTGTCTACAAGACCCACTTCTCTTGGGATGTTGGCTTCACTTTGCGTGACTGGCGCTATGTCGTTCGCATTGCGAATATCAGTCGCTCTATGCTCTTGGCCGAACCCCCGCTGGTTAACGGAGGAGAGACGAGCCTTAAGGATTCTTCCGGAGCGGCTTTGAAGGGTCATAACCTCTACGAGCTCTTGATTAAAGCGATTGCACAGATTCCGTCTTTATCCGATGCCCGCTTCGCCTTCTACTGCAACCGCACGGTTGAAACTTACCTGCGCTTGCAGAGAACCAATATCCGCAACGTTCAGCTCACGCTTGAAGAAGTCGGCGGCCGCAAGGTGACGAAGTTTGACGGTATTCCGTTCCGCCGCGTGGATGCTCTTCAGTTCGGCGAAACAAAGGTCACAGCATAAGGAGGCAAGACATGATTGTTGATTATCTTGAGTTGTTCACTGAAATCGACGGCGACAAAATTACCGGAAGTCAGGCCTCTAAGTACGCAATCGACTTCGAGCAGACCTCTCCGACCACAGGCTACGACGAGGGGCGCCCGACGGCCGTGTTTGCGATTACAGGCAAAGTCGGGGCCGACGTAACCATCTCGCTACAGGAGTGCGATACGGTCGACGGTACGTTCGTAGATTGTGCCGGCGGCGTTACGCTTACAGGCGGTCTAGAGGGAATGATGGCTGCGATCCCAATACCTGTCCGTCACAAACGCTACTTGCAGGCGTACTTCAAGATGGGCATGACTGGGCAAGGGGAGTCTACCACGGGGGCAACGCCGGCCGCTACCGCTCTCATCAAAGGCTTTATCACTTCCGGTGTTCAGGACAATCCGGGCTTTGAGCAGGCACCCGAACTTGGCAAGAACTACTAACTAAATATCTCCTTGGGATTTTTGTGGGCGCCTCGTTTGCGCCCATCTTTTTAGGAAAAGATCATGGCCGATGTCGTCTCTATCTGTAATTTGGCGCTCTCTTACTTAGGAGATTCGGCCAATATGGTTGCAATCAATGCGCCGGAAAAGAGTACTCAGGCGGAGCTCTGTTCAAGGCTGTACCCAACAGCCGTTAGTGCTCTTCTTGATATGCATGACTGGAGTTTTGCGACAAATAGGAAAGTAATACCGGAGCTTTCAGATGAAGAAGGTTTTGGGTGGCGCAAAGTGTTCAAGCTTCCGTCTGACGCTCTGAGGATTATCAGTGTCAAGGACTACGGCGTTGCACTGACAGACAGGCGTTTCGTCCGATGGATTGGTTCGTTCCCGGATCACGACCCAGTACAGGCGGACTTTGAAGTAAAAGACGCGAAACTTTACGCAGACGTGAACAGCGCAGCAGTGGAGTACATCTCATCCAATGTTGATGTAAGTAGATTTACACCGACTTTTGTTGTAGCCCTGTCGTATTTCCTTGCGCACCAGTTGGTCGGCGCTAGGGTCAAGGGTAAAGAGGGACAGACGCTGGCGCAGTCCCTCTATAAACAGTTTCAGATTGCGCTCTCAGTTGCCAAGACAAAAGACGCTGCTCAGCGTCAGAACAGGATCCATTTTGTTCCTTCATGGATTAAAGCGAGGTAAATATGGGGATCAAAAAGGTTCAGGTCGGGTTTTCAAGCGGAGAGCTCTCACCATCAATGTGCGGTCGCTTTGACGACCCTAAATATGCGCAAGGCTTGGCAAAATGCCGCAACTTTATTGTGCGTCCTCAGGGACCTGTGGAGCTTCGACCGGGTACTCAGTTTGTTCGGCAGGCGAAGCATGCCGATAAGCCCTGCCGCTTGATTCCTTTCATGTTTACGGTCGATCAGACAATGGTTCTGGAGTTCGGCGCCGGATATATCCGCTTTCACACGATGGGGCAGACACTTATGGGCTCCAACGGGCAGCCCTATGAAATTGCAACTCCGTACGGAATCAGCGATCTGTTCGAGCTCCATTACGTTCAATCGATGGACGTGATGACAATCGTTCATGCGAACTATCCGCCGAAGGAGCTGAGACGCTACGGGGCAACAGATTGGAGGCTCGTGGATGTATCCTTTAGCGCTCCCTTGGCGTCTCCGGTCATTACTTCCGTAATCTTCTCGGTTGAACCTGGAGACGGGGTAAAACTCACTGACGGGGAGAAGACGCGTTACACGCTGAAATACAAAGTGACGGCTGTAAAAGATTCAGGAGACGGTATTCAGGAAAGCGAACCGAGTGCAGTAGGATCCTGTCAGGGGAATCTTTACCTAAATAATTCAGGAGTTGCGATTACGTGGTCAGGGGTTTCCGGTGCTCAGCGTTATCGTGTCTATAAAAACAAGGGCGGCTTGTACAGCTATATCGGTGAGACGGAAGAGACGTCACTTGTAGACGACAACCTTGATGCAGACTCGGGCATTACACCTCCTCGTTATGATCAGGTTCTCGGGGGCGGAAAGAATCCTAGCGCGGTAGCCTATTTTGAACAGCGCAGAGTTTTTGCAGGCACAACTCAGAACCCGCAGACGGTGTGGATGACTCGTTCCGGTACCGAGTCTGACCTGAGCTACACCATTCCGAGCAAAGCGGATAATCGGATTCGGTTCACGATTGCGGCGCAAGAGGCCTCGAAGATTATTCACCTCGTTCCTCTTTCTCAGCTTGTCGCACTGACAAACTCAACTGAGTACAAGATTTCCGCCGGTTCAGGCTCGTTTCTTGCGCCGGATCAGATCGACGCTAAAGTTCAGGCAAATATCGGGGCCTCGATGGTCCAGCCCGTGGTGGTGAATTCCACCATGATTTATGCGGCCGCAAGAGGCAGCCATGTCCGCGAGCTCGGTTATAACTGGCAGGCGTCAGGCTTTTCCACCGGCGATATCTCTATCCGCTCAGAGCATTTCTTTGAGAACAATCCGGTGAAGGATATGACGCTTGCCAAAGCACCCGATTCAGTTATTTGGTGTGCTATGTCTGATGGTTCTCTTTTAGGGTGCACATATCTGCCTGAACAGAACCTCGGCGGCTGGCACCGCCATGACTTTACGAACGGAGCCGTGGAGTCTGTTACAGCGGTTGTTGAAGGGCAAGAGGACATCGTTTATCTTTGCGTACGTCGGGTTATCAATGGCTC